GATTCTGCGCTATAAACATTTAAAGCGCTCCAACTTGTGCCGTTGTTAGCATCTGAGCGTATGAATTTTTTAGTGTCAGTTGTCACAACAAAGAAAGATGAGTTAAATCTTACGTGTTGCGGATTACCGTTGGCAGTAAAGCTTGGGTCTGTAATTTGTACAAATGGAGTTCCAGAGCTTTCATCAATGATATAGCCATTACCACCGGGGACTAACACCATTAATTGAGTGCCGTTATCTGCCATTGATACGCGATCATCCCCAGCAATATTTCCAAGCTCAACAGGTAAGTAAACCTTATTACCATCCGCATCAAAACTAATATCTATGCGATAAAGGGTTTCTCCGTTTAAAAAGTAAGCCTTACCTCCTTTAACGTGAGCACCTCGATTAACCTTTTGCAAATCCCCGGTAGTCACAACCTCAGATATACCCGCGCTACCCCTTAAAGATATTTGAGACACATCACCTTGATTGGTTGCTATTAATCTAAACCAATTTACGCATTCCTGTTCGTAAATCTCTAGCGTTTCAGATTCATAAAATCCATCTAATGGCAGATTGACCCTAGGCATTATCTAGCCTCTACAATGTAATAACTATCAGCCTCTGCTGTAACGTTATTTGTAGCAGCAACGTTTGCAACCTGTAGTTTTATGTAGTCATTTTGATCTAAAACCGTATTAATATTAATATTGAAAAAAGCTAAATCTCTACCGCCTTGAAAATTATTCACCTCTCTTGTTTGATCTAATACTGTAACGAAGCTAGAAGCTGAGTCATCCCATCTAACAACTCTTAGTGTTAAATCGTCACCGCTTGACGAGTCTAAAAGAAAATCAGCAATAACCTTGAATTCCCTTGGTGTATTACCTAAATGCCTTAACTGTCCATCAACAGGGTTATCAAAGTGCTGTAAATCTGCTGAAGTCCAAGAAGCTGCCGCTATATCGACAAAAACGCCGGGAGTAGTTATTGTTGTTACTGACTCTGTAGTGACACCAATAGAGCCGCCCTCAAATGTGTTAGGCATGCCAGTGTTACCCATCCATTGACAAGACAAGTCTGAACTGAGGATATTGGGAGTAATATTTGAATCGTTAGCGTTAAAAACGCCCTCTCTAGTGACTATAGCGCCGTCAACTTGTACTGTTGATGGGTTTGGGAACTGGCTGTCTGAAAAGTCAAAAAGTGAAGCGTTAGCAGGGAGATCTACATTCATATTGGTTCTAAATCTAGAGGCCATTGAAAAACCCGCGCCAGCAGAAAATAAACTATAAACTCCATCGTCAAGGCTTCTGACTATCGAAGTGTCAACGAGGTAGCCCCCCACCCAAGTACCAGCAAGTGTTAACTGAGGTTTTCCGCCAAAGCGTCCCGTTCCAACCTCTAAGCCTTGTCTGTATCTTGTTATAGTGCCTAGCGACTCACAATTATTGTAATTAATCCTAGTAAACTCAAAAGCGTCAAACCCTGTCAAGCTGAATATATCGTAGACCTGCGAGTTAGCGCCTGTTACCTCTACCGCGTAATCCCTACCGATAACATTGCCTGAGCCAACTACGGGTGATGTAAACATAGTGTAGTTTTCAGCGCTAGAAAATAACCTTGACGTGTCGAAATTATAGCCAGTTAGATATAATCCACCAGATGGTATTTCTATTGATTGACTGCTCATATTTATAACGCCATCAATGAAATATTCCTTAGTGCTGTCTAATGCGCCTGCCAAGTCGCTTGCTTGAGTCACAACAACACGATTAGATAAACCCGTTGCAGGGTCAATGGTGTTTGAAACTGTAATGGCGTTATCAGCCTTAGTGATCGATATGCCTTGACCAGATACAAACGAACTAAGCACAGGAGTATTAGCAGTCAAATCATTAATGATAGCCGTACCTGTAGCGTCTTGGGTTACATTCAACTTTAAAACAACACCGTTTTGAGCTGATATAGAGGCAGAAACGCCAGCGCCGCTTTCTATATTTCTAATGCCGTAAGCATCACCATCAACATAAAGAACAGGAGCGCCTAGTGGGTCGCCTACCTGTTCGATGGAGCCTGTAACGCCCAACTCGCTTTTAAAGTCAGTATAACTGATATTTAAGTTTGTACTGTTGCGTACCAATGTAAATAAATCACTATCAGAAAGTAATGACTGCGTGGTGAATTGACTTATTTTTTTACTCGCCATCTGTAACGCTCTCTAATAATATTGCACCGTCTTGCTCTGTGAGTAGTTCGTCATCATGACAAGGATAAAAATGCTGGTTGTTATATGTGTTTGATTGCTCGTTACCACTACCGATAGGTAATGTACATGGCATAGCAGAAGGCTGAACAACTATTGCTATTCTTCGTATTTCTCTTAGGCCGGACTTTGCTAAAGCGTTTAGCTCTGCCGTTAATGGCATATCGTAAGTTGGCAAAAGCTTTACCGCTAAATTAGCAATGACACCTTCAATAGCGCCATCAGGAATAGTGATAGAGTCATCAGGATTAACAACAACAGTATAGCCAAGCATGTTATAAGGAGTAGTCGCCATCATGCGGTTCAGATATCGCTTTGATATTTGAAAGTCTACCGCTTGAATAGGTTGCTCTGCCGCCTGAACAAGGATAGTCTGCAAAGCATCATCAATAACGCTTTTAGCCGTTTCCATTACTCAGCCTTTTTAGTGGTTTTTTTGACAGGCGCTTTCTTGGTTGGTTTTTTTTCAGACCAGCCAAGTGATAAGGCGTAACATAAAGAGTTATCGTTTACTTCCATTTCTTTGCCGCATGGTTTATATAGCTTGTTCATTTAACACCTCTTTAATAGTCTTGATAATAGCCACTCAATGAATGGCTATGACAAAATTACTAATTAAGCGCCGAAGCCGTGACCAGCAAAGAACGGATTCATTACACCGTAAGCTGGGCGGAAATCGATGCGTACTTTTTGTTGGTTTTCTAAGAAGCCTGTACCTTTAGAGATACGGAACTGTAAACCATCTTCTGTAGTAGCGATTGTATCAGTGCTGTAAAGCTTCTTCATTGGTACTGAACCGATAGCAAACGCTTGCTTGTGCCAGAATAATGAAGGTTGGATTAACGTATCTGCTGCGCCGCCTAAAGTAACGACATCACCAGAAGTCAAAGCAGAGTCAACTGTATTGTATTGACCGCCTGCCTCGTTAATGCCAGCGCCTGAGATAACTAAAATACCAGCACCAGAGCCATCAAGAGTAACGCTTTCTGTTACCGTTCCGCTATAAAGAACTTTAGCGCCACTTTCGTCAATGATTGGTTGGCGAGTAGATAAGTTCAAGCGATTGCGGCCTGTAACTGTGATAGTTTCACCAGCAGCAACAACCAAGTTAGCTTGAAAGCCTGTAACAGCAACTGATTGCTGTAAAGAGTCTTTAGCTGCAACATAAGTGCCTGTTGGAGTTGCTGATAATGTACCTGCGCGATCTGCACCTGTACCAGTTGTGTAACTACCAAGAGTTGTACAAGATAATACTTTCATTCCTGCAAAGTTATCTGTAATTGTTGCACGCTGATTGGCTGTCATTGACCCAGTTTCGCCACCTAATGAGCGCTGGTCACTTGCCAGTGCGCGTTGAGTGAACGGATTAACCGCACTACACCAGCCGCCGTCCATAGGTACACCAGAAGATTGCATAATAGCGCCTTGGTTAGCGATATCATCCCATGTAGAAATAGCAGTGCCGACTGTACCAGCTTTTAATGCGGTATTTTTCATCATGAAATTACCGTAATCTAACTCTAGGTCAGTTGCGATACGTGTTGCCATTGGGTCAAGCAATTGATCTAACTGATCCATTTTTAACGCTTCATCAGCCTCGTCAAAATCCACAAATACTGTGAAATAGTCTTGAACTGTACCAGTCGCTTTACCTGTAATGATGCTGTTTGCAGTTTCACCTGAAACGTCACCAGTAGCGGTACGAACAGAGCTATAGTCTGTAGGGCGTTTAAAGTCATAGTTTTCGCCAGTATCAGGATTGAATTTGCCTGATAAAAGCTGTGTGTTTACGTTTTTAGATAATACTCGCTTAGTTTCAAACTTATCTAAGAATGTCTTAGCAAGCTTGCGACTAAAGTTGCTGTCAAAATTATTAGCCATGAGTGGCTCCTTTATTAATCAAATGTAGCAGCGCCTAAGTGCTTGTATTTTCCTGCGTCCTTATCCACACCTTTACCTTGTAGATTTTTAGCCGGGTTAGGGGCGTTGCTTGTTTTAGGTTTTAATGCGCTCGCTTTCGCACTGATATCATTTAAGAAGTTATCCACCCCAAAAGGTGACATTCCAGCTAATTCAAAGCCATCTTGCGGATGCTCCGCTAAATACTTTGTAATTAATGGGCCATTAGGATTATTAAGAATATGTAGTGCTAAATCATCTGATAAGCCATATTCTGCAACCCTATTAGCTGCCGACTGTAATTCTTCTTGCTTGATACCTAATTCAGTAGCCTTTTTACTATATGTAACTGCTGACTCTTGAATTTGTACTTGCTTAGCTTGCGCTTCTTGTTGCTGTTTAAATTGTTGTTGATTCAAATAAGCTTGATTCTGAGCGTTAAAATTAGCTTGAGCTATAATAGCCTCGTCACGCTTTTTAACTTTTTCATCGTAGTCATCATCGAAAGCGTCAGGCATAGGAGGTATATTCCCAACCAGTGCCGCTTGTCGCTCTCTTTCGGCTTGCTCGAACTGCTCCTGCTTCGCTTTTAATGCGTCACGCTCACGTTCAGCTTGCTTTAATTGACCATATTGCTTATTGAATACCTCGTTAGCTTTTTGCTTTGCTACCTCGACTTCATCAACTTTAACTTGTTCAGCTTGTTCGTTTGATTCATCTTGAACAGGATTCTCAGTTTCCGAGTCTGAGACAGAATCATTTATTTCGTTGACTGCGTTATCTTCTTCGATAATCACATCATCGTTTTGCGGAGTATCACTCATGTGTAAAGACCTTTTAGGCATAGACAGAACTG